GGGCTGATCTTCCGAGCCTACATCGAGGCCTGCGGCGTCAAGGGCAAGGAAAAAAACTGAGGGAGGCGGCGCGCCTGCTTGCCCGTGGTGAGCTGGTCCGAGGAAAAGATGACGACGCGCCGCCCGACTCCGATGACGAAGACCCCGCCCACGCTGACGACGAAACCGCCGCGGCGCTGGCCGCCTTCGGCCTTGTGGCCGTGGATCCAGCGTCAACGCGCCGGCAGCAGATGTTCTTCCTCTGGCCTGAGCACGAGCAAGCGCTTTCCGTCTTCCATGCCTGCCGCACACAGTGGCGCGTGGGCTTTGACGCCCCCACGGGCCTGGACTACGCCGGCGTGGAAAGCCTCATCCGCATGCGCCGCCTGGTGCAGCGCCCCCGGGTGCCCGAAGTGCTGGCCGAGCTGCAGATCCTTGAAGACGAAACCCTGGCCGAATGGCGCCGCCAGCGCCAGGCCAAGGACCGGAGCGCACGCTGATGGCCAGTGAAATCGGCATCAAGATCGGCCTGCAAGGCGCTGAGGCCGTGCAGGGCGGCCTGCAGCGCGTGGTGGGCAGCATGGGCCAGCTTGGCGGCCAGGTAGACACGGTGCGCAACGCGCTGAACACCCTGGCGCCCACCCTGGCCGGCGCGCTCAGCGTGGGCGGCATCGCGGCCTTCGTGCGCGGCACGGTGAATGCCATCGACGCCATGAACGACCTGGCCGACGCCACCGGCGCCAGCATCGAGGAAATCAGCAAGCTCGACCAGGTGGCCCGCCGCAACGGTGCCACGCTGGACCAAGTGGGCGGCATGCTGGTCAAGTTCAATGCCCAGCTCAAGGAAGCGGACGGCAAGAACGGCGCCAGCATCGCGCTCGAGGCCATCGGCCTGAACGCCGCCAAGCTGCGCCAACTGGACCCGGCAGAGGCCCTGCGCCAGACGGCCGTGGCCCTGGCCGGCTTTGAAAACGACGCCAACAAGGCCCGCATCACGCAGGAGCTGTTCGGCAAAAGCGTGCGCGAGGCCGCGCCGTTCCTGAATGACCTGGCTGAGGCGGGCGAGCTCAACGCCAGCGTCACGGCAGAGCAGGCGGCACAGGCGGACAAGTTCAACAAGCAGATCTTCGCGCTGCAGGAGAACGTCAGCACGGCGGCCCGCGCCATTACCAATGAGTTGTTGCCCACCTTGTCGGCGATTGGAGCCGAGTTCGCCCGGGCCAATGCTGCGGGTGACAGCCTGGCCAAGTTCTTTGGCAGCGGCCTGAAAGTGGTGTTCGAAGCGCTGGCTGTGCTGGCCAGCGATGTGGCCTTCGTGTTCCAGGGCATCGGCCGCGACCTGGGCGGCCTGGCCGCTCAAGTCGTATCGCTGGCCAAGGGCGACTTCGCCGGCTTCAGCTTCATCCGCAAAGCCCTGATCGAAGACTCCATCCAGGCCCGCAAAGAACTCGATGCCCTGCAGGCCCGCATCATGGGCGTGCAAAACACCATGCGCGGTGCTGATGCAGCCCGCGCCCGCGAAGACCGCGGCTTCGTCCCCGGCGGCCCGCGCTCGGTGATCGACATCGCCGGCGAACAAGCCAAGCGCAAGGCTGCAGATGACGCAGCCATCCAGGCCGCCAAAGCCCGCCAGACCGAGCTGGACATCCAGGCCAAGCGCCAACTGGCCAACATCGTGGCCTATGACAAAGCCGAGGCCGAGCTGGAAGAGCAACTGCAGCGCAGCATCAAGGCTGAGCTGGACCTGGCCGCCGCGCGCAGCATGAAGTCTGTGGCCGCCTATGAAGCCGCCGAGCAGGCCATTGACGACAACCTGGCCAAGGCCCGGCAGCTCGTGGACGCCATCGACCGTGAAACCGCCGCGCTGCAGATGAGCAACGTGGAGCGCGAAGTCAGCGCCGCGCTGCTGGAGCTCGAGCGCGCCGGCCTGGAGAAGGGCAGCTACGCCTACGACGAGTACGCCGCCAAGATCCGCGAATCCGTCATCAGCCGTGAGAGCGTGCGGGAGAGCATCGAGCAAACCCGCAAGATCGAAGACGAGTGGCGCCGCACCACAGACCAGATCGGCCAATCCCTGAGCGACGCCCTGATGCAGGGCGGCAAGTCGGCCTGGGAGTACATCAAGGGCCTGTTCCGAAGCATGGTGCTGCGGCCCGTCATCCAGGCCATCGTCAACCCCATCGCCGGGGCCTTTGCCGGTGCCATGGGGTTCTCTGGCGCCGCCTCTGCGGGCACGGGCGCGGCCGGTGCGGGGGGCATGGCCGGCGTGGGTGGCATCGGTGGGCTGCTGGGCGCGGCTTCCACCTTGCTGAACGGCAGCGTCGTCAACACGCTGGCCATGCAGATCATGAACAGCACCGTGGGCCAGGCGCTGGGCCTTTCCACGGTGCAGAACATCGGCGGCAACCTGGTGGCCGGCCCCACGGGCATGGGCAGCATGCTCGGCTCCGGCCTGGGCATGCTGGGCAATGGCTTCCTGGGCTACGGCTTGAGCAAGGGCCTGTCCGGCGGCTACAGCGCCGGCGGCGCCGTCAACACCATCGCCGGCATCGCCAGCGCCATCCCCGGCATCGGCCCCATCGCCGGCCTGGTGGGCGGCCTGGTAAACCGCGCCTTCGGCCGCAAAGCCCCGGAAATGCGCGACAGCGGCATCCAGGGCTCGCTCAGCGGTGGCGCGGCCACCGGCCAATCCTTCGCGGACTGGTTCCAGAAAGGCGGCTGGTTCCGCAGCAACCGCAGCGGCACCAACTTCAGCGCCCTGGGCGACGAAACCTCTGCCGCCCTCACGGCCGGCGCCATGGGCGTGCTGGACAGCACGCGCGCCTGGGCCCAGGCCCTGAAACTGCCGGGCGATGCGCTCAGCAGCGTCACCACGCAGTTCAAGGTCAAGCTGACGGGCGACGCCACCAAAGACCAGGCCGAAATCCAGGCCCTCTTCACCCGCTACGCCGCAGACCTGGCCAACACCTTCCAGGGCCAGCTTGCGCCCTTCCAGAAGGCCGGTGAGGCTATCTCTGACACCCTGCAACGCCTGGCCGGCCTGCAGACGTTCAGCGAGACCATCAACGAGTTCGGCGGTGTGTTCAGCCGCGTGGCCAACCTCAGCGTGGATGCGCGTGAGCAGCTCCTCGGCTTCGCGGGCGGGATGGAGAGCTTCGTGGCGAAGACGCAGAGCTTCGCCCAGAACTACTACGAAGAGGCCGAGCTGGCCGGCATCCAGGCCCGCCAGGTGCGTGACCAGCTCGCCAGCCTGGGCATTGACACGCAGATCTTCAGCCGTGCCGACTTCCGCCGCCTGGTGGAAGGAACCGATGTCAGCAACGAGCAAGGCCGCCAGCGGCTTTCGCAGCTGCTGACGCTGGGCGAAGCCTTCGCGCCCGTGGGCCGCTTCCTGGAAAGCAACGGCGGCAGCTTGTCCACCCTGGCCAACATGGCGCCCACCACGGGCGTGGTGCAGCAGATTCTGGGCGGCACCAGCATGGAGGGCCTGTCTTCGCTGACGGAAGCCACCACGGCCGGCACCACCGCCACCGTCAGCACGCTGGAGCGCCTGATCGCCCGCGTGGGCGAGCTCGAGGGCGCGCTGGTGAAGGCGCTGGACAAGAACGGCCGCGCCCTGGCAGACCAAATCTACTACGACGACCCGACCATGGCCGGCGGCGGGGCAAGCTGACATGCCCATCAGTGACGCCCAATACACCGCCTGGCTGCGCGCCGACAACCAGCGCCGCGTGGTGCTGGTGGAGGCCGAAGCCTACAGCGCCGGCGCCGTGGTCACGCGCTACATGAGCACCCACGGCTTCGTCACCACGCCCAGCGACACCCCCGCCAGCACCGGGTATGACGACATCGTGCTCGATGTGCCCTGGGTGCGCAGCCAGCTTGCCGAAGCCTTCCGCGGCCGCAGCCTCATCGGCTACGGCGACATCGACATCGACAACAGCAGCGGCGTGCGTGACGCCTGGCTGACGGACGCCTGGGACGGCCGGCCCGTGCGCCTGTTCCTGGGTGACCCCGCCTGGCCCAAGGCTGACTTCCGCCAGGTCTTCAGCGGCACGCTCGAAGACATCCAGGCCCGCGACAGCGCCACGCTCACCCTGCGCATGCGTGACCGCCAGGCCCTGCTGAACGTGCCGGCCTGCACCACGCTCATCGGCGGCACAGACACCAACAAAGACCGCCGCCGCCCCATCTGCTACGGCGAGTGCAAGAACGTGGCGCCCATGCTGATTGACGCCGCCGCGCGCACCTACGCCGTGCACGATGGCCAGATCCACGCCGTGGATGCCGTGTACGTGAACGGCAGCGCCACGGGCGGCTACACCGCCAACCTCACGCTGGGCACCATCACCCTCACGGGCGCGCTCACCGGCACCATCACCGCTGATGTGCGCGGCAGCAAGACTGGCGGCACCTACGTGACCACCGCCGCCGATGTCATGCAGCGCCTGGTGCTCGAGCGCACCACGCTCACCAGCGGCGACATTGATGCCGCCAGTGTGAGCGCCATGAACACCGCTATCAGCGCCACCGTGGGCCTGTACGTGGACAACGACACCACCACCGTGCTGCAGGCGCTGGACACCCTGCTCACCGGCCTGGGCGGCTTCTACACCATTGACCGCGCCGGCAAGCTCAGCGTCGGCCAGTTCCGCGCCCCCGCCGCCCCGGCCGTGCTGACCCTGGACGCTGACGACGTGGAAGAGAACAGCGTGCAGCTCGTGCGCCGCATCCTGCCCGCCAAAAGCGTGCGCCTGGGCTACGCCCGGTTCTGGTCCACCAGCACCAGCGGCGCCGTGACGCTGACCGAAGCCCAGCGCGAGCGCCTGCAGACCGCCTACCTCGTGGCCAAGGCCACCAACACCCTGACGGGCCATCTGCTGGCCATCGACGAAGACCTGCAGCCCACCGCCCTGCTGGACGCCACCGCCGCCAACACCGAGGCCACGCGCCAGGCCGCCCTCTACAACACCCTGCGCTACGTGTACCGCCTGGCCGGCTTCACCGCCGCGCAGCAAGTCAAGCTGGGTGACGTGCTGGCGCTCAACCTCGGGCGCTTCGGCCTGAACAACGGCACCCTGGCCCGCGTGGTAGGCCTGCGCGAAAGCCTCACCGGCGGGCGCATTGAACTTGAGGTGTTTGTCTGATGCCCAACCTGCGCGTCATTTCATCCAACGCCGTGGACGCGGCCACGCTCACCAGCGCAGACTTCGCCGCCACGCTGCCCGTGACGAATCTGCAGGTGGAAGGCCGCGCCCGCGTGGCCCGCACCACCAACGCCACCGGCACGAAGACCATCAACGGCAACTTCAGCGGCAGCACCCTGTGCAGCGCCCTGGTGCTGTACGGCCACAACCTCACCGGCACGGCCACCTGGCGCCTGCGCCTGTACGCCGGGGTCAACCAGACCGGCACGGTGGTGTATGACAGCACCACGCTCACGCCGCTGACGGTGACGGGCTGGGGCTCTTTCGCCTGGGGCATAGAGCCCTGGGGCTCTGGCGTCTTTGCAGACTGGCAGCAGCCCTTCTATGTGCTCTGGTTCTCAGAGGTCTTCGCCCTGAGCTTCCGCCTGGAACTGGTGGACACCCTCAACCCCGCCGGCTACCTGCAGGCCAGCCGCCTCATCATCGGCCGGTACCTCACGCCCTTCTACAACGCCGAATACGGCCTGGCGCTGACGTGGGACACCAACAGCGAGCAGCGCCGCACCCTGGGCGGCAGCGTCCGCACAGACCGCCGAGCCAGCTTCCGCCGCCTCTCGTTTGACCTGGGCCTGCTGGACGTATCCGAGCGCGCCCTCTGGCTGGACCTGGCCCGCAGCAGCGGCCTGCACCGCGAGCTGTTCATCAGCATCTACCCCCTGGCCGGCGCCGAGCTGGAGCGTGACCACAGCATGCTGGTCAAGTTCAGCCAGGCCGCGCCCAACACCCTGCCGGTGCCCAACCGGTGGGCTCAGAAATTCGAAATGATCGAGGTTTGAATGGCCAACCTTTCCACCTTCAGCATCACCCTCGGCGCCACTGACTACCCGGTCAAATACGCCGGATTGCTGGCTTATGTTGAGCCCTATCTGACAAATCTGGAGAACTTCAGTTTTCCAGGTGGTGGAAACGTCACTTTAGCCGGCACGTTTTCAGCCACCAAGCTGATTCCCACGGGTGGCTCGGCCACCGGCAACGGCATGTACCTGCCAGCAGCAAACGCGCTTGCCTGGAGCAACAACGGCGCTGAAAGCATGCGCCTCGACTCCTCCGGCAACCTCGGCATCGGGACGAGTTCGCCGGGGGCAAAACTGGACGTATCCGGAACCGGTTCAACCTACGTGCAGGTTAGAAGCTCAAACGCTTCAACCGGCAGCGGTTATTTCACAAGCAACGCCACCAGAAACTGGCTGATTGGGGCAGGAGCCAGTTCTGGCAACAGCAACCTTGAATTCAGGGATGTCACCGGTTCAGCGACGAGGATGACCCTTGACACCTCTGGTAACTTGCTGCTTGGCACGACGACGGCAAATGCAACGCTCACAGTCAACGGCAATGTAGTTTGGAACACCGGCGTTAACTTTGCTGGAGCGGTGGGTAATGCCGCCTGGACTACCGCATTTGGGGCGCAGAACATTAACGCGTCTATTCAGGCGTCGCACTCTATTGCTGGTGCCGCCATCTACTCTATTTCAGATGTCCGCCTGAAGAGCAACATCAAGCCGATTCCAAGCGGCTTGGCTTTCGTGAACGAAGTTGATGCATTCCAGTTCACGTGGAAAGAATCGGGTATTGAAGACACCGGCTTCATTGCTCAAGACCTGTTGGCAAAAGGCTTTGGGCATCTGGTGTCGGCAATTCCAGACGGCTCGATGCAAGAGATGGTGCATGGAGACGGCAACGTCAGCCCTGCCGGTTCTCGGTTTGTTGTCAAGTACGACTCGGTGGTGCCAATTCTGTGCAAGGCCATCCAAGAGCAACAAGCACTCATCGACGCCCTGATGGACAGGGTGGACGCCCTGGAGGCCGCATGACCATCCTGCTGCTCTACCTCGCCACCGCCCTGGGCATCACCTACGCCCTGTACGTCTTTTACTGTGCGGTCATGAACATCAAGCGCGTGCGTGACATGGGCAAGCTCACCCCCTTGGGTTACGCCTTCGGCTACCCGACCTTGCTGCTCGGCTACACGCTCGACGTGCTGTGCAACGTCTTCGTCATGACCATCGTCTTCCTGGAACTCCCGCGCGAAACCACCGTCACGGCCAGGATGAAACGCCACAACCGCAGCAGCACCGGCTGGCGCCTGTCCGTGGTGCGCTTCTTCGAGCCCCTGCTCGACCCGCTGGACCCCAGCGGCGACCACATCTGACACGCAGGCCCGCCCGGCATGAAACACCCTCGAATCCTGGTCGCAGCCCTTACCCTCAGCGCCGCGGGCCTGGTGGCGCTGACGCAGGACGAGGGCTATACCGACCAAGCCGTCCGCCCCCTGCCCACTGACCGCCCCACCTACGGCTTCGGCAGCACCTGGCGGCCTGACGGATCGCCCGTGCAGATCGGGGACACCATCCGCCCACCCCAGGCCCTGGCCCTCACCCTGCGCGAAGTGCGCAAAGGCGAAACCGCGCTGCACCGCTGCGTCACCGCGCCGCTCACGCAGGGCGAGTTCGACAGCCTGGTCAGCCTGGCCTACAACGTGGGCGCCGATGCCGTGTGCCGCAGCACCATGGTGCGCCTGCACAACGCCGGCCAGCACGCCCAAGCCTGCGCCGAGTTCGACCGCTGGGTCTACTTCCAGGGCAAAGACTGCCGCGACCCCGCCCACCGCTGCGGCGGCCTGCCCAAGCGCCGCGAAGCCGAGCGCGCCATGTGCGAAGGCCGCCCGTGACCCGCGCCCTGCTGGCTTGCATCCTGGTGGCCCTGGCCCTGGCCGGCGTGCAAACCTGGCGTCTGCAGCGCGCGCAGCTCACCGCCGCCGATCTGCGCACCGAGATCCAGGCCCAGCGCCGCCAAGCCGCCGAAGACCGCGCCCAGGCCGTGGCCGCCAGCGCCAGCGCAGCCGCCGCCTACCGCAGCATCGAGCAAGCATGGATCAACAAGCACCAGGAGATTGCCCTTGAAGCCCAAGACCAAGCCCGCCGCACCGCTGCTGCTGCTGCTGCTGCTGGCATCGCTGGTGACGGCCTGCGCCAACGCGCCGCCGAGCTTGCCGCCACTGCCGCCTGCCCCGCCCCCACCCCCCCAGGCCCCGCCCCTACCCCCAGCAGCCCACCAACCCCCAGCCCCGCCGCTGTGCTCGCCGACGTGCTCGGACGGCTGGAGGCGGCTGGTCGAGAGCTTGCTGCGGTAGCGGATGCACGCGGCACCGCCGGCACCGCGTGCGAGCGCGCCTATCAGGCGCTGGTGGAAGCCCAACCTGCAAACCGCTGACGCACTTAATCATCCGGCTGTTGCGCGGGAATCCCATCCCAAGGAGGAGCCGGCAGATGCGCGCCATGGTTGGGTGCAGTGAAGTTGGTTCTAGATCGGCCTTTACGTTTGCGAATCTGCTTGGCCGGCACGTTGTGCGCCACGTTGAGCGGTGGTTTGAACCTACGAATCAACTGCTGCTCAAGATCCGCTGCGCGGATTGAATCGCGCATTGGCCAGATCTGGAACCTATCCCACTCCATAGCCTTGCGATCGTGATCGTTTAAGCGCCGATAGATGTGAGTTGACCGTCCAACGTAACGAACCTCCTTGCCTATGAGCAGGATGTAGACCCCGGCAATTCGATAAGCCGAGGCGCCTTTGAACGGGTTTCCCTCGTAGCCATTGACCAGGCTGGTGATGCGCTCCTCTTCTTCGGCTGCCCAAAGACGAGCTTCCTCCTCGGTGTCGAAGGTTCGGCAAACCTTGTGGTTGACCTTGCGGATGTGAGCGCGCCAGCGCCCTTTGACGTTGAGTATCGAGGCCATGTGCTACTTGAATTTGCTACGGTAGCACTATGATAGCACATTACCCAAAGCAAACAAGACATTCCCCCCATTGAACTACGGCGGGCCCCCCCCAAGCCTACCACGCCTCCACCCGCACAGACTTCCCGCAAACACCCCCCACAATCACCCGCTTTCACTCCCCGAGTGCTACCGTTTGCATCCGGTAGCACTTCGGCGAATCAAGGGGCGGGTGTGGCGAGCATCATCGAGGTCAAGGGCAAGTGGCGGGCGCAGGTTCGGCGTCGGGGGCATCCATCCTACACGCGCACGTTCACCACCAAGGCGGCGGCTGAGCGCTGGGCGCGGCAGCTTGAGGCAGACATCGACCGCCAGCGCGACGGCAGCATGCCGGCCGGGCCGGTGGCGGGGGCGGCGTCGGGGCGGGTGGTGCTGGTGGCTGACCTGATCCAGGCCTACCGGGACTTGCGCGACCAGGCGCGGCCGATCTCTGATGCCTCCACCGAGCACTACACGCTCAAGCACCTGGCGCGCCACCTGGGCGCGCGTGATGCGCTGCGGCTGACCGCGCAGGATCTGGTGGGCTACTGCTCAGCGCGTCGAGACGACGGCGCCGGGCCCTACACCTGCAACATGGATATCGGCAAGCTGGGCACGGTGCTGCGCTACGCGGCCCTGGCCCGCAAGGTGACGCTGCCCGATGTGGTGGGCCAGGCCCGCCCGCTGCTTTCGCACCTGGGGCTGATCGGCGGTGGCGGCAAGCGCGAGCGCCGGCCGACTGAGGACGAGCTGCAGCGCCTGGTGGCCCACCTGCACGCGCAGCACGGGCCGGTGTATGCCGATGTGGTGCGCTTTGCGGTGCTGACGGCCATGCGCCGCGGTGAAATCGTGCGCCTGCGCTGGGCCGATGTGGACGCCACCAAGCGCCTGGTGCTGGTGCGCGACCGCAAGCACCCCCGGCGCAAGGCCGGCAACGACGAATGGATCCCGTTGCTGGGCGACGCCTGGCCCCTGCTACAGCGCCAGCCCCGCGGCGACGGCGAGCTGATCTTCCCGCTGCACGAGCAGACGCTGAGCAAGTATTTCCGCTGGGCGTGCCAGGCGCTGGCCATCCCGGATCTGCACTTTCACGATTTGAGGCACGACGGCACCTCGCGCCTGTTCGAGGCCGGGTATCAGGTGCAGCAGGTGGCGCTGGTAACGGGGCACAAGGACTGGCGGCACCTGCGGAGGTACACGAACCTCAGGCCGGAGGATCTTCACCGGGATGAGGAAGGGCAGTAGGCAAGGCGGGCCCAAGAAGGGCATCGGCCTCATCGCGGGTCTTGAACGGCCCCGCCACCAGGACGCTGTCCATAGCGCCCTGAACGCCGCGCCAGACACACCAGCCAGCATGGAGCGTGGAATAGGCCGCCCAAAGCACGCGCGGCTCTGTCGGGTCAGTGCCCGCGGTTGATTCAATTCGCATGTCTCATCCTTGCGCTTCGGTGCGCGCAGCCATGGCCGCTTCCAGGCCGAGGCGCAAGGTTTCAAAC